CCAATCAGGATCTCGATACTCTCGATCTTCCCAAGGCACAGAAGCTCCTGCTCGATGTCGGTGAGCAGGGAGCAGGGAAGGACATGAGCCGTGGACGGGAAGCCGCCAGCAAGTACAAGCAGCACATCTTCGACCTGATGAGGAAGATCTACGGGAACAACGTGGATCACCTCTTCGTCTGTATCGGTGCCGGTGGAGGAAGCGGCAGCGGTTCAACAGACATCCTCATCGAAGTGGCAAAGAAGTACATGAAGTACATCGGGCATGACAACCCAGAGAAGCGCGTCGGGGTTGTCCTGTCACTTCCAACCAGAGGTGAAGCAGGATCTCCACAGGTGGCAAAGAACGCACACGAGGTTCTAGACACCACCAACAAACTCGCAGTCAACAACGAGATCTCACCCCTCATCATTCTCGACAATGCCAAGATCGAGAAGATGTACAAGGGACTCACGGTGAAGAAGTTCTGGCCAACGGTGAACAACACCATCTCTGGACTCTTCCACGTCTTCAATGTCCTCACCAACCAGTCCTCACCCTACACCTCATTCGATCCCACAGACTATGCTACCGTGCTCCAGTGCGGTGGAGTCATGGTGATGGGTGTTGCGAAGCTCAAGGAGTTCGAGGATGAGCAATCTGTCTCGCGTGCCGTCAAGACCAACATCGAGAAGACTCTCCTGAGCGACGTTGACATCTCCGATGCACGGGTTGCTGCCTGTGTCGCTGTGGGTGGCAAGGACATCATGGAGAACACCGCAGGGCTGATGGACAGCCTTTCATATGGATTCGATACTCTCTCCTCACTCTGCCCGAATGCAACCCTGCACCGTGGCATCTATGAGGACAACAAGGACACTCTCCGCCTCTTCACTCTTGTGAGTGGATTGTCGGTGTCAGATAAAAGAAAGTTACAGTTGAAACTCAGATGAAATCATTTTTAGAATACATTACGGAAAACGATTTTGTTGTTGCCAGAGGCAAAACAAAAGCCCTCGGTGGTATGACAAAGGATGAAGACGAAGCTGCTCTCGAACGAGAAAAGGTAATTGCTCTTCATAAATCCGAAGGCGAGGAGATTCCTGATTTCATAGATGTGAAGCAAGGTGATCTTGATGACGAATCAACTGCCGATGAATTGCGCGGTGGTCATGCAAGGAGTGACTTCATGGCGTTCAATAGTTCAGATCAGTTGGAACGAAGAAAGAGTATTCGAGCGATGGCAGCCTCCCCACAGGCTGGTTCTGCTTCTGCTGGGATGGCAGCTTCCCCACAGGCTGGTTCTGCTTCTGCTGGGATGGCAGCTTCCCCACAGGCTGGTTCTGCTTCTGGATATTAGTCCTTGATTATTCAATATATTTTTATATAATCTGTATACATAGTACTGATATAACTTTTTTATGGAGACTTTGTTATGACAACAACGCACACATCAGATCTAGAGCACCAGACTACACCTCGCGAAGAAGATGCCCCTGTTTTCGAAGAGGGATTTACCCCACTCAGCCAAATGACCGTTCTGAAAAAGAATGGTCGATACGTTGCAGTTGCCAAGAAGAATATCAAGCCAGGCGAACTCATCGAAAAATGTGGTTTCGTTGTGTTACCCTACAAGAGCAATGAACCAGATTCCAGAAGCAAACTTCTTGCAAACTTCCTACCGGTTCTACCCTGTTCATGTGATGCGTGCAAGATTGTTGGACCATCCCTCGTTGTTCCCTCCGGAAACCTAATTTTTGTACAGTATCACAATACTCCAAATACAGAAATCAAGTTTGACACCAGCAATGCAATCATTGAACTCCGAGCCGCAACAGCAATCCACAAGGAAGATGAACTATTCATCAACTATGCTGGACTCTATCCAAAAACTGAACTCGAACAAGAAGAAATGTTTAAGGTGACGGACGAATTTAATGCCCAGCTATGATTATAAATGTGAATCATGCGAAGAAATTTGGGATATCTTTACAAGCATAGGCAATCGAGACAAAGCATGTAAAGAAAAGTGCCCGCATTGTGGTAAGAAGAAAGTAATTCGTCACATCGGAACATTTCCATTAATGACAACTGACAGTGAACTCACACCAAACAAAAAGACTGGTGGTCAGTGGAATGATCTCATGGGCAAAATGAAGAACTACACTCCCGAAAGATATCACCAACGACTAGATAACGCTTCCTCTCAAACGGGAAAGAGATGGAAGGGATAGCATGAGTCAGCAGAGGGAGTGTTGTTGTGGGGAAGTGGCCGGAGTTGAAATCTCTTGTGTCAACAGTGATAAAATTTTCCGGCACATGGAAGAGGAACCACAGGGTGATCCCTTTGGTAAATCATACCGATCAACAACACCAACCACTGCATACGCAATAAATCCACTCATGCTGGGTGCGTCTCATGTTCAAGAAATGTTTGGCCACCAGTATTACAGAACAAACAGACCACAGTTAACTGATGGTCCACCGGGATCTAATGTAAAAAACACATGGAATACAACTGGTATGAGTTGTATGTTATGTCAACACGCACTTGTAATGAATTTTTCCAGAAAAGATTGGTTCGATGCGGGATATATTGAGCAACTTTGTCAGGGAGGCAATACTGATGAGGAAGCGTTGTGTCCTGAGACAGCAAGTCCATGTAATCAAAAATTACTATACACCTACGAGGACCGGGCAAGGGTTAAAGAAGAATCGATATCGGTTCTATATGTTCATTGGAAAGATTATTGGCACTTCGAGCCTGCTGTTGTTGGTGTTCCATATACATGGTGGGACGAGGGACGACCCCCACTATCCACACCCAGCAACAGTTACTATAGTGATGACTTCGGAAATAGACGGTTTGGATTCCCACCCACCCCAAGCGATCCTTTAAATGCATGTGCAAGTACAATCCCCCACCCAACTGATGGTAACTACATGTGCTTTCCGGAACTGAAGAGAGTTACAAACCCACTTAACCCATACTTCTATAAAAACAATTTAGAGGATATACATGGGGATACTATTGGTGACGCTAGTGAATTCCAAGCCCACTTAAAATCAGCGCACTATAGTCACGATGCCAGAGTTCTCGACGAGGGTGATATCTATGAACCAGAATTAATGAATATTCGAAGTGGTTGTAGATCCAATCATAACCCAATCAACCCACTGTCGAACGGTGGCGCGGGAGGGGGGTTGAGTGCAAGAGGATTTAGTTCGTGGCAGTGCTACATGATGCAACACAATCGGGAGCTTCGAACTCTTGCAGATGTTGCAACCTTTGGTGATGGTGCAAAACTCTTCTCAGCACCACAAGTTGATGGGATTGAGGGAGCAGTATCAGACCTATACACAACTACAGTTGGTACATTATACAGAGCAAGACTTTGGGTCCGCGCAGATAAATTCTATCTACAGACCGGGGAAGATAAATTTGCATATCCATGCACAACCGGGTTCGGTGAAGAAGGCACACAAGACACAGAACTAGGTAGTTGCTGTATTACATGGGGCAACTGTCTAGAAAACATAACTCGATCAACATGTGACCTTGGCTACGACGGCACATGGATACCAAATAACTGGTGTACTATTGCTTCGGACGTGCAAGTTGGTACAGATCCTGCTGGATTTCCAATATATGGCGGTGACGGCACGGACTGTTGTAAGGAAGAAGGTGAATCTGATGCAGTTCCCGGTAATATTTACGCACTAAACGAACACTTCTTTGGTGAAGATAGTAATCAAATGTCATGTTGCGCCAGAACCGTAGAAGGTTGGACAACCCCCGAGGGCGCGGTTATTGAAAACGCATGTGATTTTCTTGGTTATGGTGCAACATTCGAGTGTGGAGGAAGCAATCCGATAGCCGTCGGTCCCAATCAATTAGGAGAGATCACTGCGTTCCACCCACCACTGGTGAATGAGCGAATGAGAAGATCCACATTTGCGGGTGGATATACACCATGCCAGAAGCAACACGGTGGACCGTGGGGTATGATTTATATGTGCGCCGGAGTTCCCGTGTTTTCATATGAAATTGATGAACTGGTAGAAGATGAATCGATTGATTTCTCACCGGGCGACAGAACTACACTTTCAACATATTGGAACAACGGCCCATATCCTGATGATGGACTGGGACCGAATGATGGTCAGGAAAAGGCTAGATTCGAATGTAGTCAACTGGGTCCAGCCGTCCAGAGACTGGGTGACACGGGAAGATTCAATGCAAAAGATTGGCGAGAAGATCAACTTATAAAATATGATACTCTTGAAGAAGAGTTTGCAAGAATATATTCAGAAAATCCTAATAGTGTTCCAAGAGAATTTTCCGATTATCAAGTTCCAAGTGCAATCCGAAGTTACATCACACCAAATTTTGGAGAGCCAGACCCCCTTGATCCAATTGATAACTATGGTCCCGGTGCAGAACTACTCCCCGTACAGAAAACAAATAGATTCATGTTGTCAGCATTTATCAATCAGTCGATTGGTAAAGAAAAGATTCGGCGGGGAGAAGGACAAAGTAGTGATCCAACTGGCCTGATAACAGAAGGGGCCCAATATGAATATAAACTATCTGGAGAAATGTCAGACTACCAGATAACTGCACCTGTCGAGGGAATTCCAGCCTCCGGTGAAGTAAGATCATATGATCGTGGGTTCTTTATTGATAGAATCGATCCATGGCATGAAGAATATTCCAATCTTACCAATACTGGAGTGAAGTTGGGCAACGATCGTCCATCAATACCCATCGATTTTAGTTGGGGTACGTTTAATTTCAGATACCCAATACAAGAAATGTATGATGTTGCTGGTATAGATGTTGAGATTCCAGAGTGGGAGAAGGAACTGTTTGAGGCATGGTATACAAACATTCCAATATATTTCCACGCAACACCGGGCGGCTGGTCGTGGTCAGGAACAGGATGGGGACCAACCCCCCGAAACAGGGCATGTAACTGGGGAAATGGTGCCGGTGGTAATTGGAATTTGAGTAGGCTAACAAGTCTATATCAAATTAATATGAATACTCTTACTGGTGGTAACGGCGCGTCCGGGTTTTCGTGTTTCGTCGGGCCCGACGCTGAAGAATATACATCACAGTGCTGTGACTGTAGTGATGATGGTACATGCATGATTCCTCCATACCCACCATTCCCAAACAATATAAGACTATACAGTGATGTTGACAGCGGCTATAGTGAACCATCAATGGAGTTACAACCAAGAGATCTTCCGTCAAGAGTAAGATGCAATACCCTTCCCGCTCAATGTGCTGGGTGTAGTTCACCATTTTCACAAAATAAAGAGTGCCCAGATCCTCTCGACGAGGGGTCGAATACCTGTTGCCAAGCTGCTTATCAAGGATGCGTACTTAATATTGATGGGCCCGTATACGGGGAGTGTGAGGATGAGAACGCTGTAGGCTACGACCCGAGCTGCATTGTGCCCAAGGTCACACCATATAATTGCTGTAAGGAATTTGATCCATACGATAGACAGAATCCATTCAAACGAGCAACTGCGTACATCAAACAATCCCGTAACAAACAAGTCATTGAGGCAAAAAGCGCATCTCCATACGAGTTGCAAGAATTCGTGACAACGAATTATCCAAACAATGCATCGATTGTTGGTACCATAGGATCAGAACTTCGTAGTAGTAGTGGAGATAACATATGTTCACAGCCATTTGAGCTATGTGGAAGCGTAGGTGGTGGTAACTGTACAACTGGCTGCATTTGTTGTTATGGTGATGCAAGTTGTAGCGACAGTAACACGTTTTGTAATACTCCTGAGCTGTGTGAATTTCCACCATGTTCTGACGAGAATCCAGATGGTCCATGCTGTGATTATGACGGTGTTTGCTGTTTTAATTGGGAATCAAATAATCCTGTGTGCCAAGACGATGTTAGTTCGGTTGCATGTTGTGGTGAAGATGGATCACTCTGCGATCCCGGCGGACCCAATAAATGGGAGGCCCAAGCCTTCAGTTGTGAAACTGCTGAGTGTGGTCTACCACCCAAAGTTTTCGGTGCATGTTGTGAATGTGAATGGAGAGATGGTCAGGGTCCGGGTAGTGACGGCTGGGTGGATGGTGACGATGAACAGTGTCAAACATATGAACGACCAGATGACCGTATAATTTATACCTGTGGGGACGATTTCAGTGAAGCTCAGTGTCTCAAGGGCGTTGGAATAGGAAATGATGCCACCTTTTACCCGAATACCAACTGTGCAGATTTAGAGCCTCCATGTACAAACCCAGAGGATGGTCCCGATGGATCCTGCTGCAATAATAATATAACAGAGGGAATGCCAACTCCCGATTGCTATAACACATGGCAAGAGAATTGTCCAAGCAAGACTCATGTATGGACTGAGGGGGGAAGTTGTGATGACTGTCTTGCAGAGACATATACTTGTTGCCTGGGGGTTGGTCAATGTACACAGGTTAACAGACCAGAAGATTGTGATGGAGTGTTGATCAGTGCCCCATGTCCAGATGAAAATCCGGACGTACCACAAATAAATCCATGCACAGAAGGGCTGTTCAGTCACTGCTGCTTCCCCGATGGTAGCTGCGAGAATTTTACAACAGAACGCGAGTGTATAGAGGATGGTGGTAACTACATTCGCGGTAGACTATGTAGTGGAAATTCATGTGAACCCGGAGACCCAGACGAAGGTTGTGGTGGTCTAGGACCAAAACTTACCGGGTGCCAACCATTAATTCCGGGGTTTGGTAGGGTAGCAACTCGATGGGCACCATTGTCGGATGCTCCGTGTGCAATGCGTGCGCACGATGCCCTAGACACATGTGCTCTCTGGCACTACCAAGCATCAAGTGCCGCCTTCCGAGTTGTGGTATATTCAACACTGAATAAGTATAGTTCTCAAGGAGGTTCATGTCCTGCCAGATTCGGGGCGGAAACGAATCCTATATGGGGATGTTGCTGTCCCCAGTGTAGTGGGTACCACAATACACGCGGTATATGTAGTAATGCATCTGAAACAGTAAGTGGTGCATTCCATGAAAGAGCGCAAGAATTTACTGTCACTGTCTATCCATACAAGATACGATGTTCTCAGATCACAGACATAAACGGCTTCCAACGATGTGGTTTGTTACAAGAACTGATTGCAATTGATGATGATGAATATATCAACAGACTTCCGAGAGTTCTGGTTGGTAGAGTAGATCCAATGAGTTGTCACGTATTTTCTTATACTGTTGGTGGTGGAGGAATATCTGAGAGTGAAGTCTGCGCTTATGGGACTAACGAAACTTGCCCCGTCAAGGAGGAGGGTCAACCTAACGCATGTCTCGATGGTACTGACATCAATACATCTGTAATAAGATGCGCCGATGATGATTGTACATTTGGTACTATTCGAGCAATACGTTCTGGAAGAACACTAAACCATGGTGGCTATTGCATGAATCTACAAAGAGATGCAACCTTTAATGCATTGAGTTATAGATTTGATCCACTAATTGGAGACATTGGTCAGCGCGTATACACCCCATTCGACCCCAACGAAAACTATGCAATTAGTGGAATTCCACAGTTCATATGCCCATCGCGTGGCGCACAAAACACCACCGAATTGCCCAGTCCAGATAAAATTCCTGAAGGTTCTGTGTTAGATAAATGTGCTGATTATTGGAATGATAAAGAAGCATCAAAGATGGATCTCAACGATACTCTACACTTACCCCCAACAGAAACTGGAATTGTGTTTAAGCATTATGACGGTGTAGATAGTTCTACAGACTTCGGTACCCTAGCCGGCGTAAGCGCAGAATATGTTGATAATGACACAGACGATGCACTTTGGCCAAACTTCTGGATGAAGAGAAAATATCCATCACTAGAAAAAATAAGACTATTTGGAGTTGGCAATTTCCAAGTTGATGATAGACTAGGAACTGGTTGGGGTGGAGGAAAAGTGCCCGATTTAGAACCACCCCCTGTCAGTCTACGTGGTCAGTTTGCAGGAACCATGGTTCCAATATTTGCATCAGAACAAGACACGATCAATTTCGATAACGAAATTGGTAACAAAAACCTAAGCATGACTATTGGTACTGAGGGAATTCCCGGACAACCAGACGATGGAGAGAATAACAAGATGGCAAATTGTCGATTTGTTGCTCGACCTTCTAGGAATCCATTCTGGACAGATTGTGTTCCCGCAGACGATCCAACTTGCCCAGAAGAATTTGGTTGGTTATGTGGTGCTGGTATAACATATGCAAATGTAAAAACTGGAACTGGACCAATGCTAGGAAAGGTATATGAATTCTGCTCAGGAGTTCCTGAAGCAAGTCCGAATCCCGGAAACTGTGGATTAAAGGGAGTTAACCCACCATCCGGCTTCCGTGGTCCCGTTGGATTTAAGAGTAGAGAACCATTTGTTGTCAATATTGAAAGAATGATTGGATTTACCAACGCAAACCTCTACAATTGTAGACAAACAGACGCTAATTGTTTATGAAAGGTATAAAATATTATGTTATCGATTAATCCAAAAGATCCTCTGCGAAAAGGAACCATCTTTAGAAATGGTACCAACTATACTAAAAATAGTAATACGAGTCTAGAATCACCCAGCGGCAATCAATTAATATCAAATTTCTCGAATACCTTGGGAAGCAAGCGAGGCGATGCAAAGTATGAAGCCATCGCACGAAACTTAAATAAACCACAAGCTATTGATGAGCAGAAAAACTTTGAATTGTTCATGGAACAAATGCGAATCTATAATAGAAAAAAACGCATACAGTCAATTGTAAATCTACCAAAGAAGCTGGTCCCAACAAAACTAATTTCATTTCTGGCAAACTTACCAGAAATGTCACTCAAGAACATTCGTAGCTACGTTCGAGCAGAAATATCAAATATAGAACAAGGACCAGTATCGTTACCAATATTTGAAGAACGAAAAAGAATATGTGGTGAATGCCCACACAAAAAGCAGGTAAAGGGCTACAAGGATCCATTGGGATTCTGTACCAAGTGTGGTTGTGGTGCAAATCCCAGAGCGCAACTCACGGTGAAACTCAAGCTCCCTGCTACATCATGTCCTCTGGACAAGTGGGGAGAATCCACGGGCATCTACGAAGGCTTCTGGGGCAGAATAAGATATATACTAAGCCGAAAAAAGAAAGGGCAATCCAATGGCTGAATATAATAAAGTAATACCAATGTTTGCAGGACAAGGATTCACTCAAGGAGCGGCCCCAAAGGGTATATTAGTAACCAACGGTGAAGTACACTGTAAGGATCGATATGACACTGGGTTTACTCTAGAAAGAACCAATGACAGTGAAATCTTCCCAATTTATGTAAAAGAAGTTATTACGGTTACTGGCACTTGCTACGGACTTTTTTGAAAAATACCGAACTTTTTCCTAAAACTGGCATATATAATGTAGATGTTAATCCCAAGATCAGCCCTATTATCACTGCTGATCGTCCTAACACCTTGTTGTGTATCCCGTGAAAAGTTAGACGATACAGATCGTCCATCAGGATTTTCTAAAGCACAAACAGAACTACATTTCGACTTCATTGATCACAGCACCATTCCTGCTGCTGGATCACTGTATAATAGAGATGGTAAATTTATTGGTTCGTGTGTCCTTGTCACTAAAAATATAGCAATAACCGCTGCACATTGTATCGAATATGGTAATCTTAAATACGTTAAGTTTGGCGAAGAAGAGATACTCATTGACATGCAGTTAACCCATAAAGATTACTTCTTGCATGGTGATGACATTGGTCTGTTGGTATTCGGCACTGAATCTACACATACTCCTATGCCAGTAATAGACAATGTAGAGAAACTTGGTACTATGTTTCCTCTGCACACGATTGCCCATGGTAGTGGTGATAAGAAAATAAGCAAGGATAATGTGTTTAGGTTCTATGGTATACTAAAAAATAGACCAAACGAAGTTATATTCCTCCCACTCAAAACTACTGTTTGGTTTGGTGATTCTGGTGGTGCCCTAGTCTGTGAGGATCAAGACGGGAACTATGCTCTTATAGGAATTATCACACATTTTGCAACTTCAGATGATAAAATATACGAGTGTGCAGCACGTCGTACCGATAACATTAATATATCTGATGACATTTGGCAGCCTTGGTTTACTAAATAAGTTGAGAGTGGAGAATTATATGGTCAACATGATTAGATTCGTCAACAGCTTCCTTTTTCACCTGTACAATAAAAAAGAAATCAAATTGAAATGACGTAGCGGATTAGTTTCCACTACGTCATTTGTTTCACCTATGGGCTCGCTACCTTAGGCTGAAAAAAACCCCCACCATATATCAGAGGGTGAACTTTAGGGTGGGGGTTTATTTTTGCGTAAATATATATACTATGAATAGGAGCAGATTTATGCCAAATCCACGATCAATCACCGAAGCATGGAAAGAATCAGTACAACGAGGACAAAAACTCAATGAAACTGAGCTACGTAATGAAGATAAGTTAAATGAAATATTCAAAAGTGCCCGGGAATCTACCATTGATCACATCAAAGAAAATGATCATGGCTTCTATAGACCTGACATTGATCCCCACTACAAGCAACTAGATGGTGGTGCCCTCAAGCGTAAGAGATTGGTTGAACAACCATCTGCTGGTCCCGGAAGTTCTCGTCCCGGGGGTCAGGATGATGACCTATCAGACGAAGAGCGTGCAAGAATCGCGAGGGAAACCGCAGAAAGAAATGCGAGAGACCAAGCAGAAGTTGATAAAAGACAGGCACAAATTGATAAAGAAGAGAGTCCCGATGCAGGACTTGGTGCTGATGTAGAAGCAGAAAGAACCAGACGATCACAGGAAGCTCGATCACAGGAAGCTGATGCAGACAGACAGAGACGCGCAGAAGTTGCCGATCAACTAGCATCATCGGGAGCTAGGGGATCCAGAGCAACTGATCCAAGACGTACCGGTACTCGTGGCAGTGCTGGCGGTGGTGGTTTTGATCCAAGTCAAAGAAATCCTGCTGATGTTAGAAATCCCGGAAGAGATCAAGCAATTGATAATATTCTTGATAGAGCACCAGAGGGAAGTGAAGAACGAAAACGACTCGATGCAATGAGTGACGAAGAACTGGCTGCTGAAGTTGACACACAAGCAAAAACAGACTTTGGTACCAAGATGGATAAAATCGAAGCAGATGAAGCCGAACGGGAAGGTCTGTCTGTAGCAGATTACCGAGATCGCACCAAGAAGCGTCAAGGTAGAATGAAAGATTTCGACAAGATGAAGGACGATGGTACTAACATAACCAGACGTAGAAAATTTACAGACGAAATCGAAGAAATCGAAGCACAAGCAAAGGCTGCTCGAAGAGCGGGAGACAAAGAAAAGTCGATTGAATTGTATCGAAAGGCTCACCGATTAAGAAGAAATACCGCAGCCGATCGTAGCGAATATGCCAGAGAGGGTGAGGATAGTCCTGATACTACAACTGGTGGTGATGGTAAAGATACTAAAACTGGTGGTGGTACTACAACTGGTGGTGATGATAAAGATACTAAAACTGACGATACTACAACTGGTGGTGATGGTAACGATACTTTCACACCAGATCCAGATTCTATACTTTCACCTGAAGTCCAGAAGGGCATTGATACTGCCGTCGATACGGTAGGGACGGCCGTCGATGTTATGTCTCAGCCTGGTCTGCCTGGCCAAGGAATTTTCCGAGATGACGCTGGATTAGAGGTGTTTGAACCGACCCGATTGGATACCACTACGAAGGGATTGTCTTACCTCCCTAGACTGGGGTACGAGGCTCTCAAAAAGACAACTGGTACAGCCGTTGACATTGCCCGAGAGATTGGTGATGGAAGGAATCCGCTGGCGAGACCATTCGATTACTCCGCTGAAGCCGGTCCCAGTCAGGTCGCTCGCCAACAAGAATACGAACAGCAACTACGTGCCGATAAGCTCGGTGGTGTTTCTGACGAACACCTAACCGCTCTAGATATCACAGACCGAAGAGCTGCCGCCGAACGAAACCGGGCCCAAGGAAACCTATCTGATGAAGAATTTGCGTTCCAACAGAGAGCGATGGGCATTCGACCGCAGAGCCCTGAACAACAGCAAGCCGATCGCGACTCTTCTTGGGCTGCCCGCAGAGCACAACAGCGAGCTGACGGAATCGATCCCGACACCTTTGCGAGACAAGATGGTTCACCTACCGGCAGAGCACAGCAGCAAGCTGCTGCGGCACAAGATAGTCCCCCTGCCGGCGAAGCACAACGGCAAGCTGCTGCGACACGATCTGGCGAAAATATACAAAACGATCCTGTCACCGGAAACAACGTCAACACAACTACACCCCCCGCAAGTATAGCAAAACCACCACCAGCTTCTCCTCCTAATCCTGATGAGAATCGAAGACCCAATAACTTTGTTGAACTTCAAACACAGAGCTATAATCCTACGAATAAATATGGCGTAACTCTATTCGAAGCAAAAGGACCACTCCAACGATGACCAGAAGAGACGAAATACGAAATCAACTCAATGAATATTCATTAGGTGATTTACATAAAGATTGGTTCAAATCTGGAACTGGAAGCACTATTGATACTATCCAGAACTACACTGATTTGCTTGGGTTTGTTCCTGTTGTTGGAGATGCAATTGATGCTCTAAGTGCTGGTGTTGATGTTGCACAAGGACAATACGGACAAGCAGGTCTGCGTACAGTTGCTGCTCTTCCCGGTGCTGGTAGTTTTATATCCAAGGGTGCCCAAGCTGCAACGAAAGCCGCCCCAAAACTTGCTGGTGTGAGTAACGTGGTAGGTAAAGCAGGTAAAGTGGCCAGTAAAGTTCCTCAAGCTGTTGCTCAGACTGCATCAATTGGTGGATCAGCATTCCTACCATCAGAACAAGATACACCAAAAGATCCTAGTAAGGCTACTACGCCCGACACCACTCCTGATACCACTCCCGATGACAAACCTGATGACAGATCAAAGAAAATTTCAGATGAGTTAGCAAAAATGATAACACAGTCCATGTTCAATACCAGACTTGCAAGCACCGGACAGGAATATGCAACATGGGCCGACTCCACTGAAATCTACACCAGAAGAGATCAACAAGAACTCAATGAAGTTAAACAGGAAGCGGGTAAGGTTATTCGTAAATTGGTGGGGGGTAAAAAGGGTAAAAAGGGCAAACAAGACAAAGATACTGTCGATGCCCCCGACGATACTCCCGACACGCAACAAGGATTTCTTCAGAAGGCAGTTGGCAAAGCAGGTAAACTTGCAGCAAATCCAATTGCACTTGGTTTAGGAATTGCAACAGTACCAAGTCTTCTCGGTAGCATCTCTGGAACACTTTCCAATTATACTGGTGGTCAGGATCTTGTAGCTGATCCCGCAAGACAGGGAGCAGCCAGAGACAGTGGAGGTGGACCTGCTGCCCAAAGTGGTATGGGAAGACTACAACAACTTTCATCAACACTCGGATATGTTAGTGGATTCAATCCAGCAGCAACAGCACTTAACGCACTCACCCGAAGGGCAACAGGACAATGAACTCGACTCAATTAGATGAATCATGGGAAGAACACGTACAAGGTATAAAAAATCTTGCATATAAAACAATTGAACCAACCATTCGAGGTTGGTCTAGCATTATGCCACAAGTTAAACAACAGGCTATAATGCGTGTTGGTCAGCAAGCAATTGATCAACAAAAAGCCCCGGCAGCGGCCGCTGGTGCTATCGGTGGTGCAGCTTTGGGTGCAGGAATGGCAAGCGGAGGAATATTCGGTGATACCCTACAAGGAATCAAAAAGGGTATCAAGAGTGGCGGATCTGCAAAGTCTAAACTAGCTAAAGGAATTATTGGTGGACTACTTGGTCCCGGTAAGACAGCACTCAAAGCAGCAGCTGGCGCAGGACTTGGTGGCGCAGGTGGTGCATATGCTGGATGGAAGGGTGGACCCACAACTGGTGCTGGACTACTTGGTGCTGGTGCCGCCGGTGGTGCTCTGGGAGCCGCAACTGGAAAGAAGGGTCTTGCTCTTGCTGCTGGTGGTCTTGGATCAATGATTGCAGGAGATCTGTACAAAAATGTAGACGATTTACGACAGCAACTTGCAAAGGGCGGTGGGGGATCGTTCTTCCGTTAACCGCGATACTCACAAATTATTATACATAAGAAGTAACTATGCCATATGGCACTAACAAGGAACCAACAATGTCTTACGAATACGACAGTAAAATCAACAGAGACTTAGCAAAGACTGCAATCAGCATCTATACTAAATCTCATGGAATTTCAGAAGAAAAGAATCTAACCGAATCGGCTGAACTACTCAACGAAGATAAACTCGCTGGCAATATTGACAACCTAATTGTCGAATATGTTGCCGATACCGTTCTTATTGCAGAAGATGCAATGAAACGACGCCTAAGCGATACCGAAATCCAAGCGTTTAGTGGTTATATTGCAGAAAACATCAAGAATCTTGACGAAAAAGAACGAGTGAGACTAATTGGCGAATTAGCTCAAAAATACACGCCTTAATTTTAATTTTGTAATTTCTTGATTTTTTGTTTATTTTTGGTATAATTATAGTATGAAATTTACACATGTTAGTTCCCCATTATTAGAAGAAATATCTGCCACCACCACCAACGAAGGTGGCAGATATTATTCTACCCCCAATGGCAAGTTGCCCAGTGTTACAACAGTTACTGGATTTAAAAAATCCAAATTCTTTGCAAAATGGCGTGCAGAGAATCCAAAGGAAGCGAAACGGGTCACCACCCGTGGTAATACCTTCCATAGTCTCATCGAAAATTATCTGAACAATGAGTTTGAGGTTGATAGAGACAAGTCAGAAGTCCGCCCAGACATCCTAGAACTCTTCCTACAGCTTCAGCCGGAACTAGACAAGATAGACAACATTGTTGCACTTGAAGTTCCCCTCTGGAGTGAATCTGTGGGATTGGCAGGACGTGTAGACTGTGTTGCAGAGCATGATGGTGAATTAAGCATCATCGACTTCAAGGGAGCAACGCGAAGAAAGCGGACCTCTGATATTGAAAATTATTTCCTACAAGCTACTGCATATGCTCTTATGTGGCAAGATAGAACTGGTACGGAGATCAAAAAATTCAAAATTCTAATAAGTTGTGAAGATGGTACAACGCAAGTATTTCAGGGTAGCCCCCTACAATATGCAAAGAAACTTCATGACACAATAGAAGAATATAAGGAAAGTTTAGGGCTGTTTGCATGAACAAATCATATATTAATATTCCAAATACCCGTGAATGGGTTCGGTGCAATGAGGATAGCTATGCACCTCGCTGGAGAGAAAAATTCATCGAACAAAATGGTGGGGAATTCGTAAATAATGGTAAATCTTGGCAGTGGTATGAAAAGGCTACTATAAAAGAGGAAAAAAATGAAGTTGCCAATCAAAAACCTTTATACATAATTACGAAACCTGATGGTGGACAAGTTACTATAGACAACCTCTCAAAATTCTGTAGAGAGAATAACTTAAACAAGTCTACCATGTATTTGGTCATGAACGGAAAGCGAAATCATCATAAGCACCACAAGTGCTCAAAGATAGAGGAGTAGAACAATGCCAGAACCATTTAGCGGAATTTTAGGAACAGTATTTTACAGTGTGATAGTTTTCGTAGCAGGTGCATTAATTGGTACTCCACTTTGGAATTGGGTCAAGAAATTCCTCCCATGGAATAAGGACTAAAGAACATTTCTTATCGTGTCGAGTTGTTTAGCAACTCTTTTGCACACAGGTAGGAGGTGATCCAGCAGTTCAACCCTATTTCATATACATTTACTCGACACAGTAAGGTCGGAGAGTCGCAAGGCTCTCCGACATTTTTTTATAAATATGAATAGCACAATCTCTTATGGAGTTGGAATGAAGACAACTATTACATTTGGTAGAATGAATCCCCCCACCCGCGGCCATGAAAAGCTCATCAATAAGGTGAAGGAACTCGCTGGTGATGATGATCATCATGTGTTTACCAGTCAAACACACGATCCTAAACGAAATCCCCTTTCGCCGGACCAAAAGGGAAGTTATATGAAATCCTCATTCCCCGATGCAAATATTCAATCCCAACCATCCCCATTCCACGCACTCACACACCTACAAGATAACGGATACAAGGACGTAACTGTAGTTGTAGGTGCCGATAGAGTAAATGAATTTGAACGAATTGGGTCACACAAAGACTTCAAATTTGACAACTACAATGTTGTATCTGCTGGTGAACGAGAAGGTGGAGAAATTGAAAACATTTCCGCTTCTGGTGCCAGAACAGCAGCAAAAGAAAAACGATATGGAGACTTTAGTGGTATGACACCAACTCTCATGTCAAAGAAACAATCCAGACAAATGTATGCTGATCTACAAAGTCAAATGGAAGAATTCAATCTAACGAATGAATTATTTTCGGACCAAGAGGAGCTTGATCTTTTCTACGAAGCATTCCTTCCAATGAAATATCTCTTTGAGCAAGACACATATACTGCACAGAACATGGCAATGGATACCATGCGTGGTGGTGCGGACTATGGACAAGAAACTCAAGAACGAGATAGAAAGCGAATTGATAGACAGGCATCAAGAAAACAAGCAGAAACAAATCCATGGCCTGAGCTTCTCGTAATCAGAAACGCACAGGATAACAAGATCCGAATTGTACCAAAAGCAGATTTCAATCCAAGTTTCCAAGAAATCCTTGTTGGTAACATGCCAGATGCACCCCCCATGGGTGAAATGACACCACAAATTGCATTCAGTGTCATGCAAGAACCAGAATTTGAAGCATCAAAGACTTCAAACAAACTCCTTAAGATGTTTGGTGTAAGTGATCCAAAGGATCTTGACGTTGGTTCATCTCAGGCACCCGGAAATGCTGGTGGTGCTCCTGCCCCAGTTGGCGGCGAAATGATATCTCCTGATATGGAAATGCCAAGAATGCCAAGTGATGGAAGGATGATCACCGACAAAGCATCAACCAACCCAGACTGGGATCACCAACCCCGACAACTCATTGGTGGTGCAGTTATGGCATGGAATATGGCAACAGGAAGAAACCCAATGGATGGTGGTATTTCTCCCGACGTAGCTGAAATGATGAATGTCAGTGAAACTCTCGCACCAGCAGCACAACGAGTGATTGATTCACTTATACAAGAAATTCCACCAGACTACGTTGCATATGATAATGCAGCAAATGTTAGTCAGCTCACCCCAGAATGGGCACAGAACGGTGGACAGGATGCCGTGCCAAAGGCAGACCTCGTGTTTATGAATCCCGCAACAAATGACTTCATTCGTGCAAATGTTGTTGCTGGAAAGCAGCAACTAATGCCCACGATCCCCGGGGAAGCAACTACTCTTTTCAACACAATGTCATCATTGGGAATGGTCACCCCATTCACCCAACGAAAAGAAGTAAAGAAGCTCACCGCTGATCTGAAATCTAAAATCAACCAAACCTTCTCGTCGTTAGAGTCTAGTGGAAGAACAATTAAAGAAGGTAAAGAAGATGTGTATTCAGAAGCAACTCGCATCTATGATGAAATCGCTGGTAAAATTGAGGATTATATGTCTGTGGACAAATACCTTAAGAGAGCTATCCTGAAGGAAGTATTAACAGGAGAACTTAAATTTGGTCCAGATTCAACTGCTACAGCCTCTCATATACTTTCGACCAACAAAGATGGTACAAACACTCAGGTGCAGCCAATTACCGATGCATACATTTCGCGATTAGAAAGAATTGCAAATGTAAACATAATCTTTTCTGCTGCGGATATAGAAGAACGAATCGAAACACAGGAAACTGATGGTACGACCTTCATAGACTATCTACGCGCTCTGACAGCGACTATGGATGATACACTCGACGTTGATGACCTTTCTTTCCGTTCACGAGACTATGATGTAACATCAGACTTCTCTCTTGATGGTGCTGGTAATTCCAATTCTGATCTTGTTGGCACTACTGATCCGTTTGCAGGAACACAAGAAGAACCAGCACAAGCACAATTTTCAGACGTAGAAACGACACAATCTCTTAGAACAATGGTGCAACAAGCAATCCAGAGCTTCAATAGTGTTCTTGATGTTATGCGATTCTTTAGTATTGGAGTAGAAGCAATCGACATTGATCCAATAAACACCACAGTTCTAAATGATAAGAAAGCCGATAAGTACAATATAATAACAGTTGATGGTAAGAGATTTAGAGTTCCTGTCGAACGAGATGCACAGGACATCATGGATGATTACAATTACATTGATGCAATATTCAATGAAACTATTGTGGAAGGTAGAAAGGTCCGTAAGTACAAAAAGGGAAAATGCGGAACCGGATCTGACTCAGAGTACTGCTACCAGAAGAAGAGAAAAAAATACCGAGCCAAACTACAGAAGTATAACCGCGAAAAAGGCACTCATGGTAATGGTGATGGTAAAGATGCTTCCCACAAAGATGGTGTAATAGCTGGATTTGAAGACGAAAGTAGCAACAGAAAACGAAACGGTTCGGGTAGCAAAAAAAGAATAAAAGAAGATCATGGTGCTGGTTTTATGGGATCCTTAGAATTACTACAGAAATATCTACAAGATACACCATATAGCTCAATCATTGGGTACACACCAAAGCCACCCAACAAATCCAAAAAAGACTGTAAATGTACATCTAAAGATAAGGACACTGATGACAAATAATAGAAAACCCCAGATAGGAACAATCGCGATTTTTCTGGGATGGGCCCTAACATTATTAACCATTATTTGGCAAGTTGCTGTAAAGGATGCTACATATACTCAGAAGATATCTCAAATCGAACGAGACGTAGTAGAAGTATCGATCAGAATTGATGAAACAGAAAACTTCAGATTAACAATTGTTGAGCAACTATCTGAAATACGAACAGATTTAACATGGATCAAACAAAGACTGGACCAATTGGATACTAACTGATGAGAACAACCCAAGAAATAAACAAATTGAATTCCGGTGATATATTCTTTCTAGAAGGAAAGAAGTATAGCATCATAGAAAACAATGAAATTTCTACTTCTTTTAATGAAATTTCTGCTCTCTGTGAAGAGGAAAATGTAAATCTCAGGATTAGAAAAAACACAGAAGTTTATCTAGACGAAAAAGCTGAACCAAAATTAAACAAACCACAAAGAACTTCCGGTGAAAGTAAGAAGTTTGCTGTGAAGGTTCGAAATGAAAAGGGCAATATTGTCACAGTTCGGTTTGGTGATCCAAATATGGAAATCAAGGGTAAGACTGTATCAAGTCTAACTGAACAGAAACTATCCAAGGCTCAAATCAAGAAACGAGACACATGTGCCAATGAATTGCTAGATAATCCGAAGTTTAAAGAAAGATATAGCAACTCAGACAATATAAAGGCGCCTGGAAAGAACATAGATGACGTTGCGTATGGAATATGCACAAACAGAGCCACCGGTAAAGGTAATAAGAAAGGTGGGAGGAAGAAAGAAAAAACCAACGAATCTTTTGACCGCCTAAATACTATTAAGAACATACTCAGGAGAGATTTTAAATGAAAAATTTCAAAGAATTAGCAACTAAGATTGGACTCTACGAAAGTGGAGAACACAGCATTGGTGGTGGTGTTCAATTTCCATCAGCAACACCCAGAGAAGTCTCTGCGGTAAGTGATGAAGGTGTATATAATATTCAAAGAAAATCACAGCTCAACCGAATCAATGCTTTTCTAGATGCATTTTCTAGTAAAGAATACATTGAACCCCGGGCTGCACTTGGAATGCTTAGGGCAAAACTAAACATTGCAGGTCTTGATTTTGATTATAATGCAACCACGAAATTCAATGACGAGGGAGAAACTCGTTTCCCAATTACTCGTTTTGGTGGAGCTTTTGGTAAATCACTAGACACCCCATTTGACCAGTTTGATAACAGCGATGGCATTTCAGAGTACAATGACGGTAAAGGATTTGAACTAGTTCTCAACGTCACACAGACATCGAACGGTGTATCTAGATTAGATACCAAACTAGAAGAAACTACTCCAGCCGGCATTGCAGTTATTGCAATCAACCCAGTCGATGATGACGAAAAAGAACAGGGTGCTGATGGAACAGAAGATGACGATTAAATAAAAAAATGTGACGGTGATATGTTTAATATACCCCTAAATGATGATAATTTTATATTGTATGCCTCTAGCATTTATGACAATCCTTCATGTGAAAGTGAAGAGGAGTTTTATGAGGATTTGAACAGAGTTAAGTATATTAAACGACTATTTTTTCGATATGATAATACGGGAGAATTAAAATTAAGACTTATTCTTAATCATATAATAATCCTAACAAACGTATTCGGTAGTGAGGGCACATCAAGGATTCTGTTTTATAAAAGCGAAGAAAAATACTACGGATACATAAAATCATTTTTAGAATACCTCAATTGCTTACCAACAACACTACCAGAACTAAATTTAGAAGAAATAGCACTAGATCATAGAATAACGCACGAACTAAAAGACTTATGAACACAACCACCAACCAAATTTTAGAGCAAATTGCAAACGTAATGGGAGGCAATTTCCAAACAGGACAAATCGGAGAACCCGGAAATATAGCAGGAATGCCGGGTCTGCTTGGATGCCCTGCTCCTGTGGTTCAGAACTCTGGTTCGTGTTTAGGTAAGCGACAAAAAGCAAACAAAAAAGATGAAGATAGAATATCGAAACTCGTATCAATCTTGATGAAGAAAACAATGCCAGGAACTGTACTAAAAGAAGCAGCAGCAGCAACTCCAAAAGGCGGAACATCATTAAGTACAAATGTATCTGGTGGAAAGGCTCCCATTGCAGGTATCAATGATAAACTTGCTGACAATCTCCCACCGGGAAAGGTAATCCTACCCAAAGCGAATAAGTTAGCAAAGGGCATCAATGGTTTGGAAGTTAGTACCCCAAACCTTTCTCGTGTTACACGAAATCTGGCATCAGCAGCAAAAAGATTTCCACAGGCTAACATAGACGTTGGTGCTATAATCACAAGTCCACGAGATGTATACAGAACATCAAATGCTGTTGGTTCTGCATCAAGATCAAACAATCTAACTGGAATTGAAATGGGCGCCTTTTTCCCAAACCGGGACAACGAAGATACTGAATCAATAAATACTAACACACAACGAAATACTTCCATGCTGAAGTATTTTAAATCAAAATTACACTAGGAGAACCCAGATGAATCTTTCCGAAAACTTAGCTCTAGAATCAGTCAAGAGCTTTTTATCATACTTAGCAGAAGAAGCAGCAATGATTAGTACCGCTGGTATTAAATCAGATCGTGGTATCGGCAACAAACAAGTTGGTGCTGGTGATCCAGTCACAAACTCATCAGCCGGAGCAAGCCCATCTGCCGGTGCTGATCAAGATGCACTAAATGACTTCCTTGCTGCATGGGGATCTGATAATGCTGAATACGATTTCAATGGTGACGGTATCGTTGACGGCACCGACCTCACAACATTCCTTAGTCGAATGGGTGGCGATGCGAATCCTGTCGAGACCGCCGCTGCTACTCCAATCTCACCTGATACAAGTGCCATTCAGTCTATTTTAAAGAAGAGAAAAGCGTAAGTAATAACTAATGGAATTCTTGACAGTCGAATTTATATCATTGATTGGTAGTAGTCTCGTTGGATTTCTGTTTCGCTCAAATGCGGAAAGACGCAAAGAACAAACAGAAATATTCAACCGTATCATGGAAGCTAATAAAGCTACAAATGATAACCAAAATGCGGCTGTCGAGAGAGTTTCCATAACAGCAGGTAAATGGGTACGAAGGGGCATAGTACTGGCAATCCTATTTGGAACCATACTTGCCCCCTTCATACTACCCTTCTTCCAGATACCAACAGTAATTGAAATCGAAGAGACCAGAAGACAATGGTGGGACATCTTCGGACTCGCAGGAACCTTCACAACAACAACAATTGAACCAATTGATGGATATCTGCTCATTAAAGAGAACAGACAGATTCTAATCAGCATTGTCGGGTTCTATTTTGGGAACGCTGTAGCAGCGAACAAAGCATGAAGTACATATACCCCCTGTTATTGCTCATTATGGGCGGATGCGAAACGAGTAAAGTATTTAATAATGCAAAACCGGGTGTAGAGACCGGTTCTGAATCTAATATTGCAATAGCTTTAGATTCTGCAACCAGAACATGGATTCCATGGTATTTTATACTGGTTGCTGTACTAACTTTGGTTTCGATCAAGGTATGGAACTATAAAAAATAATTTGGTGCTACTAGACTCGCTCGATCCAAATTTTTTGCCATAATCTCTTACAAACATAATACGAATCAATGATATCGGACACTGGATTCGACACTTCCTTTTTGTCTGGTGTTATTGCGGCAAGAAGATTGTACCCTGTCTCTTTTGTGAAAGCTAAATGCATATCGTGCTTACTTGCATTCCCACTTCCTGTTGCCTTCTTCTTAATTTCTGATGGAGTAATAACATCAACTGGAATTGATGCTTGGAAAAACTTGTACTTAAGTATTCCCGTGTTCTCTGCGATATGGAACACTCGTCCCTTTGCTCCGTATGCATACCCCTCCAAGGCAACTTCTTCGCACCCATAACAAACATCTACTGCCCATGATGAGATTGTATCATATCGTTCACACTCATGATTATACTCGTCAAAATTACTACCATGTATATTTTTAAGAAACGTATTAGCATATTTCTTTGTGTCTGTAAGATAATAAAATTTACAGTGTTTGAATTCGAATGGAGTTGTCGCCTCTCCTTTCCAAACACATATTGCTGGACCACATAATGAATAATCTATACCTGCTATAACCATACAGTATATAGTGAGTAATAGAAAACCCCCGCCTTGCGGCGGGGGCTATACTCATTCGAAAGTGATCCAGCAGTCTCTTATATTAAATGAGTACTAGTATCTATTCAGAAGGTAATCTGAATCATACTACGGATGAGGTACTGTCCACTCTCATTGGTGGCTGCCCACCCAGTGTCATAGAGGTTGTAACCACCATCAATACCGTTGAAGGAATAACCCACAGAGTTAGTCCAACGAACATTGTCATTGAAGATGTAGTTGACACCAACAGTACCAACACTCAGATCAGTCGCGCTGTTCTCAAGAACACCATATTCGTACTGACCAAAAACCTGAAATTCATCATCAAGATTGTAGCTGGCAGTTCCTACTGCGGAGTAGTTGTTCCAGCTATCATTCCACTCTGCTCCAACGAGAGCAGCATTTACATCAAAAGCACCGAACTTGGCACCAGCATCAACCGTATAACTGCTGTAGTTTTCAGCGACGGTGTTCTGGTACGCATAGGCACCACCGAGGGTGAAGTTTTCAAATGCATCGTATTCGAGACGAGCACTGAAACCATAATCATTATCACCATAGGTGCTGTTATCGGTATTAAAACCATCATT